GAAATGCCTTAGTTAATGGTTTAAGTGGTGTAACTTATAGAGGTATTCCAATGGTATCTTTAGGTGTTTTAGATAAGTATATTGCTACTGACTTTGCAACTGGTTCACCAGCAACAGCAGCAACTCCTTATCGTGCTATCTTAACTAAAGCTGATAATCATTACTTAGCAACTGATACTTTAACTTCAACTTCACAAGTTCAAATGTGGTATGACCAAACAGACGATACTAACTACACTCGTTTGAGATACAAAGCTGGTTATAACTATGCATTTGGTGAGTTAAACGTATTTGCAGGATTCTAATTTAACGGGAGTAGAAATACTCCCTTAACAATTTAAATAATAATAAAATGGCAACAAATTGTAATGACTTAATAAGCGGAATAAATCCAGCTTGTGACGCACTTAACAAAGTAGGTGGAGTTAACAAGCGTGTTTGGATTGGCTTAAAAGGAAATATTACTTACACAACTGATTCAAACGGTTATGTAAATACTATTTCAATGGCAACTTCAGGAAGTTTACCAACTAAACTTTATACTTATACAGGAAAACGTGATAAAAATTCTTTCTCATTTCCTTTAACAGCTGGTGAAAACATTAACACGTTTAACCATACTGCTATGATGATGTTGTATTATTCAACTCCTTCAGAACTTGAAACGCTTAATCAATTAGCAAACGCTGATGATTTAGTAGTTTTCATGGAAGGTAACGATGGCAAAATTTACATCTTAGGTTTAGAAAAAGGATTAAACGCAAGTGCTGGTGAAGGTGGCTCAGGTGTTCTTTTAAATGATTCAACTGCTTACACTTTAACTTTAAGCGGAGAACAAACAAAAACTCCAAATATCTTTAGAGTAAATGCAGCTGCAAGTTTATCAACTAATCAAGCTTACTTAGATGCTTTATGCTAATTAATAAGTAAAATTTTAAAGAGCCTCACATTTGTGGGGCTTTTTTTTTAACTTTGAAAAAACAAAATAAAATGCCAAGACCAAGACCGAGAGAAACAAACGAAGAGTTTTTACAGCGTTGCATGGGCGATTCTCAAATGATAGGTGAGTTTCCTGAAAATGAGCAAAGATATGCTGTTTGTCAATCTAAATTAGATATGTATGGAGCAGTTAAAACTTCATTTGATTTTGATGGGGTGTTATCAACTGCAAAAGGAAAGGAACTTGCTAAAGTTACAGAAGGTGATATTTACATAATTTCTGCAAGACAAAATAGGTCTGGTTTATTAAAAGTTGCAAGGCAATTAAATATTCCTCTTTCACGAGTTTATGCAACTGGAAGCAATAAAGCAAAGATTGAAAAAATAAAAGAACTTGGCATTTCAAAACATTATGATAATAATCATGATGTAATTAAGCAAATAGAAAATGTAGGTATTTATTTTTCAAATTATTTAAACGCTGAAAGTTATAATGACTATCCTGAAAGTGTTTCTAATAATGCAAAAAGAGGGATTGAATTAAACGAGAAAGTAAATAATAAGTGCGCCACGAATATCGGGAAAATAAGAGCGCAGCAACTCAGCCAAAAAGAAAAGATAAGTATTGACGTGATACAGCGCATGTATTCTTATTTAAGTCGCGCAGAAACTTATTATGATGAAAGCAATACTGAAGCATGTGGGACAATTTCATATTTGTTATGGGGCGGGAAAGCTGGTTTAAATTGGAGCAGAAAAAAATTAAGAGAATTAGGATTATTAAATGAATAGTGAATTAATAAATAGGGTTCAAAATGTTTTAAGCAATCCAAAAGGAATGATTAGAGACCTTTTTGAATTATGCAAAACTCTTTGTAACCATACAGTAAATGTTAACTGTTCTTCATGTGTAACTGAAGGAGTTATGTTACTTACAAATTGGGTTAAAGAAAATAACATAAAGATTGAAGCACAAAAGTATTTTGTAAAAGCGGTTAATGGTGAGTACGAATTCAAGCCTATTAATTTATTTGTTCAATACTATCAATGCGGTAATGAAGAAAGGCAAAAAGAAATTGACGCCTGTTCTAAATTAAACCATAAATTAAAACACTTTAATAAAGTTTTTAGCTTAACAGATAGGTTAACATATAAACAGATATTTGAGCTTACAAATGAATATCCTGACTGCATTAATGTAATAGCAAACTCGGATATTTATTTTGATGAAACAATTTTATTTGCTCGTTTTATGAATGAAAATGACTGCTATACTTTAAGTCGCTGGGATTATAAAGAAAATGGACTTGCTGTTTTATTTGATAGGAAAGATAGCCAGGATGCGTGGGTATTTAATGGAGCAGTTAGAAAAATTGAAAGCGGGAACTATTATTTAGGTACAGCAGGATGCGACAACAGAATTGCTTATGAACTTAATAATGCTGGTTATAATGTTTTAAATCCTTCGAAAACTATACATGCTATTCACTTACATAATTCAGAGTTTAGAACTTATACAGACAAAGATAGACTTTCAGAACCTTACCATTTTATTTTTCCACATTTATGAAATTATTACATATAGGCTTATGTGTTTCTGAAATAGAAAACGGTTTTCAAAAAGCATTTAAACAAGTTTTAGGAACAGAGAATTACTTTGAAATATTAACTGCTCACCCAAACTTAAACGGCAATATAATTCAGTTATTTAACGAATGTAAACCTGATTTAGTATTTATGCAAATACAAGCTCCTAACATTGTAGATAATCAAGTTATGGACTACATGAGTGAGAGTAGTTTTGTTATTAATTGGACTGGGGACAAAAGGGAAGGTATACCTCAATGGATGTTAGATGCTGCTCCATTTGTTTCTTTGACTTCATTTAGTAATATGGAAGATGTAAGAGAAATGCAAAAATTAGGTTATAAAAGCGAATATTTAGAAATTGGATTTGATCAAAGGATTTATACAAATGAAGGCACAAACTATCCAAGTGAAGATATTTTATTTATGGCTAACAATTACGGGAGTGGTTATTTTCCAATGAGTGAATTTAGAATTCAATTAGCAAATGAATTAAAATCTAAATATCAAAATAAGTTTGGTTTATATGGTTCGGGATGGGCAAATGGAAGCGGTAATGTTAACCATTCTCAAAGTGTGGAGGCTCAATATTACAGAGGATGCAAAATAGCCATTAATTGCAGTCATTTTAACGTAGCAAGGTATAATTCAGACAGACTTTTAAGGATATTAGGTAGTGGAACTTTTTGCCTTTCTTATAAGCATCCTGAAATGGAAGAAGATTATGAGAATTACAAACATTTAGTTTATTTTGAAAGTATAGAAGATTTAAAAAATAAAATAGACTATTATTTAGAAAACGAAGAAGAAAGAAAACAAATTGCTGAAAATTGAAGGCAATTAGTTTTAAATAGAAATACATTTAAACATCAAGTTGAAAACATAATAAAATTAGCACAATGAAAGTACTGGGATTTATGCCTATTCATTACGGAATAGAATATTTAAAAGAAAGTTTATTATCAATTAAAGACCATGTGGATGGAATGGTTATTAGTTATACTCATAAGCCTTCACATGGTTTTAAAACTATTTTAGAATGTCCTGACAAAGCTGAAGATATAAGAAAAATTTGTGAAGATGTTTTAGGGGATAAATTGATTTGGGATGAAGCTGAATTTTATGGAGCTGAATTTCAACATAGAAATGTTGCTAAAAAATACTCACAAGGATTTGATTTAATTATTAGTATAGATGCTGATGAGGTATTTGAACCAACTGAAATAGAAATAGCTTTAAAATACGCTTATACACATAATGAAAGGTATTATGGAATAAAAGGTTATTTAAATTTTTGGCGTTCGTTTAATTGGATTTGTTTAGATGGTTTCAGGCCTATAAGAATAGAGAATTTAAACAGACATAATTCGTTACAAAATTTAGAATGTCCTTTAACCATTTATCATTTTAGTACAGCTCAAAAACGTGAAATTATGGAATATAAATATTCATGTTTTGGACATGCTAACGAAATTAAAAAGGATTATTTAGAAAATGTATTTTATAAGTGGACTCCTGAAAATAACTTTGGCGATTTGCATCCAGTTTCTTTAAATCTTTGGAATGCGATTAAGTATGATAAAAATAAATTGCCTAACTTTATGCACTCACATCCAAACTTTAATAAATTATTGATATGATAGTTTATCATTTTTACGATGGAATTTTTGAGGTTTTTAAATGTAAAATATATACGTTACAATTATGCATGAATTAGCAGCTGTTATAGTAGATACAAGAAGATTAAGTTTATATCAAGTAATTACTGAACATCTTTATTATTTACCAAATTACACAAAGCTTTATATTTTCAGCTCGGAAGATAATAGGCACTTACAAGAAATGCTTAATTGTGAATTTAATGTAGTTGAGGTTAATACTATTAAATGCTATAATAAACTTTTAAAAAACAAAGAATTTTGGAATAAGATAAAAGAAGAAAACGTATTGATATTTCAAGAAGATAGCAGACTATTAAAAGAGGGGATTGAAGATTTTTACGAGTGGGATTATGTTGGAGCAACTTGGAACTTTCATCCTTTTGTTGGTAATGGCGGTTTATCATTTAGGCATAAATCTGCAATGCTTAAAATTTTAGAAACTTGTAATCCTGAAAACGATATGAACGAAGATATTTATTTTGCATGGGGATGTAATGTTTTAAAACTTAATATTGCTCCAGTTGAAATAGCAAATAAATTTAGCTGCGAAACACAATTTCATTTGGGAACTTTAGGCTATCATGCAATTGAAAAATGGTTAAGCGAAGAACAATGCAATCAAATAAAAACACAATATGAATCAGTTATTAATTAAAGACAATTTTTATCAATCGTGTAAAACTCCAAGTGATATTAATGAACATTTACCTGTACTTTATGACATAGCAAAGGAATGTTCACATATTACAGAAATGGGGGTGCGTTCGGTAGTTAGCACATGGGCTTTTATGTACAGAAATCCGACTAAATTAATTGGAATTGATTTGCACGTTCATCCAAATATAGATGAGGCTTTAAAGGTTTATCCTAAATGGGAATTTAAACAAGCGGATACGCTTAAAATTGAAATAGAGCCAACAGATTTACTTTTTATTGATACCCTACACATTTATACTCAATTAAAAAAAGAGTTGTTTAAACATGGTAAAAAAGCGAAAAAATATATCATACTACATGATACAACTACTTACGGGCGAATTGATGAACCGACTGATTGGCAAACTCCTGAAATTATGGAAAATTACAAGCAAGAAGAAAAACAAGGATTAATGCCAGCGATTGAAGAGTTTTTAAATGAGAATAAAGAATGGTATATTTACAGAGAATATACAAATAACAATGGTTTAACTATATTAAAAAGATTATGAAATTTAGAATTAAAAGTGAGTTCTTAGAATGTGATATTATCACAAAAGACAAATCAGGAAATGATGTTTTAGTTAATAAAAATAACTTCAATGATTATTTTGCTAACTTAATGTTTTTAGCTGGGCAAAGTCATTTAATCGAGCAAAACCCTCACCACAATGTTGAGTTTGAAGAAAAAAAAACTTTCGAGCAATTGTCGGAAAATGTTATTGCATTAACTTACGATCCTCTAAAGACCGAAGAGAGCAATTCAGTAGAAACTCCAAAAGAGCAAACATTGAAGCCGAAACGTGGAAGGCAACCGAAAGCAAAGGAATAAATCACAACGGATTTTTATTACCTACTGAAATAGCTACTTTAAGAAGCCATAAATCAATTTTAGAACACTCTTTGAACTTAGGTTTGGAGAGTGTTTTTATTTTAGAAGATGATGTTGATTTTACAGATGAGTTTTTAAACAAGTTGAATGACTGTTTAAGTGAACTTCCGGAAAATTGGGATGGCATACACTTAGGCGGTTACTCACCACTGGGAAGCACGGTTAATTATTCTTTATTCTTAAATAAATGTTTTGCGAGTTGGGGCGGTTATGGTTACATTGTAAATAAAAAAGCTATTCCAATAATTTTAGAAACAATTAAAGAAGAGCAAAAACAAATTGATACTTATATAGCATCACTCATGCCTTCATTAAATTGGTTTAAAAGCAAAGAAAAACTTGTTTTGCATCCGCCTAATCAAAGTACTATATTAAACAAGTGGGTTGATTATAAAGAGTAAATTAAAAACTAAATTTGAATTATGTTTAAGCCGAGAAGCCTTACTTATAAAAATAGAGTTGTAAAAATTGTAAAAGATAACAATTCCGACTTAATCAAATATGGCATGGACAATGCCTTTCCTCAAAAGTTAGTTCAGCAATTAGATGAAAGCGGTACAGCAACTGCATGTATTGATATTTTAACACAATATATTTATGCTGAAGGCTTAGTTAATGAGCAGTTAGGCGAAGTTAAGATAAATGAGAAACAATCTTTTAATGAGTTAATATCTGAAATAAGCGGATATGTTTCAATTTTTCAGGCTGTAAGTTTATATGTAATGCGTGGATTGGATGGGAAAGTAAAAGAATTAAAGCTTATTCCATTTGAACAAATACGTCGAACAGACAGAGGGACTTTTATTGTTAATCCTACATTCGGGACCAATAAATACAAAAAGGAAAAAGACAAAGAATTTCCAGCGTTTTATGGTGCTATAATTACACCAATAGAATTAAAAGAACATATCATGGAGTGGGGAGAAGATAAAGGAGAAATACTTTATTACTTCCGTAAAAAACCAATGAAGAACTATTATCCTATTCCGACTTTTTATTCAGCGATTGAAGATATAAACACCGACAGCGAAAATTCTAAATACGAACTTGAATCAGTAACAAACTCTTTTTTACCTAGCGGTATATTGAACATAGTAGGTAACTATGACGATACTCAAAGGGATGAAAGCGGAATGACACAACAAGATTATTTAGACGCTACTTTAGAACAGTTTACAGGTAATGTAAAAGATGAAACTGGAGCAAGTGGCAGACAAAAACTTTTAATCTTACAAGCTAAAACAAAAGAAGAACTTGCTGTTTATCAGCCTTTGAGTAATGAAGGTATTTTAAATGCAATTGAAAACAGCACTAAAAGAGTTGCTGAAAAAGTAGCGAGAGCGTTTGGAGTTCCGCCATTCTTAGTTGGCTTAGGCGGTAATGTTGGTTTTTCAACTAACATAATTGCAGATAATATTGAACTTTTTAACAATAGAGTTCGAGTACTTCAAGAATTAATTACAGATGCATTTGAACAATGTTTTCCACAATTTGAATTTGAATTAACTCAATTAAAGCCTATTAAATACATTGATAGTGAAATACTAAAAGATTTAACTATTGATGAACGTAGACAAATAGCTGGTTATGAACCTTTAAATCAAAACAATGGCATACAAACCACTAATAATTAAAAGTGATTTTGATATTTACGTTAAGTTAGGAAAGAACGTAAAAGATAATGATTTAGATCAATTCATTCGAGTTGTTCAAGAATTGGATTTGGATTCATGGGTTCCAGCAAACTTTTATACTAATTTAAAAGATAACCTTACAACAATGCCACAATTAAACGCATTGTTTGAAGATTACATTAAACCATTTCTTGTTTTAGGTGCTTATTATCGTTTCTTATTATATCATGGCAGAAATATCAGTCAGTATGGAATAAGACAAAATAATGAAGATACAAGCGCGGAAATAAGCGATCAAGTAAGAGCAGCTTTAATGGGCGATGTTGAAAGTCAAAAAAGTGGTTACTTAAATAAATTAAAAAATAAAATGTTTGATGACAATTTCACTTATGACGGAGTTGTTTACGATTTTTATAATGACTGCGACAAACACGAATTAAACAATCAATTAAATATTCGACAATTAGGAGCAAGAAAAATAATTAAAAAAGGAAGGGGGTTTTGTGGTTATCCGAAGGATTAAAGGGGACACATATCCCGTAAAAGTTCAAATATCTTCAGAAGATGGGACTGCATTTGATTTAACAAATTGCACTTGCTTTTTTACTGTTAAAAAAAGATTTGGAGATACAGATGCCGAAGCTTTAATATCAGTTGATACAACAACTCATGTTGATAGTTTAGAAGGTATCACGGAATTTGACATGGTAAATGAAAATGTAAGTTTAGTTGGTTCTTTCATTTATGATATTAAAGTTAAGGACTCAAACAATATTATTTACTCAGTAATTACCGATAAAATCATTTTTGAAAATCACGTTACTATAAGGACTTCATGAGTTATAAGTTAAAAATATTAAATGGAGTTTTAAAGCTTAAAACATTCTCTGACGTTGTTTTAAATATCTTAGGTATAAAAGACTTAGGAACACAAACAGGAGAGGTTACAGATGGGTATATTGACTGGAGTATGCAGCAATATACACAAACAACTGCTCAATGGAATGCATCAACTTATATTTTATTAAAGGGGCAAGTTGGAGTAGAAGATACTGGAACAACTACATTTAAATTAAAAGTTGGTGACGGGGTTTCTACTTGGCAACAATTAGGTTATATAAGCGGAGGCGGTGCAAATGACTTCCCTGAAAATCTTTATTTAACCGTTGTAAATAAAACAGGTGACAATTTATTGGCTACAGGATATAAAGTTCTAAAAGTACAAGACGCACAAGGGCAAAGGTTAGCAGTTGATTATGCATTAGCAGATAGCAACGGTAATTCTACTGATACAATTGGAATTGTTTATGAGAATATTAATAATAATCAAAGCGGTAGAATAGTTGTAATTGGCGAGTTAACAGGATTAAATACGACGGGAAGTTTACAAGGCGAAACTTGGAATGATGGGGATGTGCTTTATCTTAGTTCATCAACACCTGGAAATCTTACAAAGGTACAGCCTATTGCTCCAAATCATTTAGTTGTTGTTGGTTATGTTGTTTACGCTCATGCAAACCAAGGTAAAATATATTGCAAGGTGCAAAACGGGTGGGAAATCGGGGAGCTCCATGATTGCTACTTGCCAAGTCCTTCAAACAATGACGGTATTTTTTGGAACTCAACTACAACTCGTTATGAGAATAAAAGCATTACAACTGTTT